AGTTGCAGACTTAAGAGCCCGACAAGTTGCTCTTAAAGCAAAACATAAAAATAGTGAAACAGAAGCTTATAATTTTCAAGAACAGGGCAAGCGCGTTGAAGAGATATATAATGGATTAAAGACTAGATATCCGGATCTGTATGCAAATGCTGGACCTTTTTCTCAAGCAGCTGCAGAATATGTCGCTAGATATAAGAAAAAACAAGAAGAAAGCGCTGAATAGACACATCTAAAGGATATAAATAACTACATGGCTTTATATAACTCAAATAATCCACCTCAAAATACTGGATCTTCTAGGACGTACAGCGATGAAAGATCTCAGTCGACTGGTAGAGTTGAAGCGGGTCTAAATAGATATAGTGATTTAAATCTGCAGATGAATATTCATCCACAGAAAAAAGATATAATTGCTGTAAAAGGTGAACTTGCAGTAAAAAACGCAGTTCGTAATTTATTACTTACTAATTTTTATGAAAGACCATTTAACTCTGGATTAGGTTCTAATCTAAGAGGATTACTTTTTGAGCCAGCTGATACGATTACTGAGCTTGCAATTAAAAATGGTATTCAAAAAGTTTTAGAATTACATGAACCACGTATTGAGAATATTAATATTATCGTAAAAAATATTGAAGATAGTTATGAGTATAGAGTAGTAGTTGTTTTTAGCATTAAAGCTAACGATACAATAGAAGAAGTAGAAGTTAAATTAAGAAGATTAAGGTAACCATTTATGGCCTCAAATTTAAACGTCACAGAATTAGATTTTGATCAAATTAAGCAAAACCTAAAAAACTTTATGAAATCACAGTCACAATTTAGTGATTACGATTTTGAAGGTTCTGGCTTAAATGTACTTATGGACGTGCTAGCATATAATACGCATTATAACGCAATGCTTGCTCACTTTGCTCTTAACGAATCATTCTTAGATTCTGCACAGATTAGAGGTAATGTTGTATCACGAGCTGGTTTATTGGGTTATATACCAAGATCAATTCTATCACCTAGAGCAAGGATACAATTAGTAGTTGATGCGACATCTATTCAAGGGACGAATATACCAACTACTCTTGTTATAGAAAGAGGAACTAAATTTTCAGCGATTGTTGATGGTGTATCATATACGTTTTCTTCGCTTGAATCTCATACAGCTTTGCTTGTAAATTCTGGCGGTATTAAAACATACACATTTCCAGAAGTTACTCTTGGGCAAGGGACGTTTAGGTTTTTGTCATATAGAGTAGATAACGATATTGAAAATCAAAAGTTTCAAATATCGGATACCGATGCTGATACGTCATCATTGCGAGTACGAGTTCAAGAAAACCAAACGTCATCTTCTTTTGATTCATACCAACAGTTTACTACATTACAAGAAGTTGATTCGGCAAGTCAAGTGTATCACTTACAAGAAAATTCAAGTGGTTATTATCAAATATTTTTTGGTGATGGTATTATTGGTAAAAAACCAATTAATGATAATATAGTAACGTTAGATTATTTAATCACTGATGGCGAAGCTGCAAATGGTGCTCAAGATTTTTCGCTTACAACTGATTTTCCATCACTACCAACTGCTGGTACATCGATCACAACACTATCAGCTGCTGCTGGTGGTACTAATCCAGAATCAACTGAGTCAATTCGATTTAATGCTCCCATTACATACCAATCGCAGGACAGGGCTGTAACTGCTCAAGACTATGGTGCGATTATTCGAAGGAACTTTGCTAATATTGAATCAATATCTACATGGGGTGGCGAAGATCAATTGATTCCTGAGTATGGTAAAGCCTTTATAAGTGTTAAACCTCTTATTGGTAATACACTTAATGAATCAGAAAAAACTCAAATAAAAGATATTATCACAAATAAAAACGTTGTTTCAATTGTTACTGAGGTTTTAGATCCAGAATTTACAAGTATAGAGCTTGATGTTATATTTAAATACAATCCAGCTCTTACAAGTAGATCACAATCTGCTTTAGAGTCATTAGTAAAAGATACTATTTTAAATTATAATTTTAATCAACTTAATCGTTTTGATGGTGTATTTAGACACTCAGAATTATTAGGACTTATTGATTCATCTGATCCTGCAATTACAAGTAGTACTGTAAGACCGTTTATGTTTAAGACAATAACTCCTTCAACAATATCAAATAGTTTTACCTTAACCTTTACTGGATTATTTTTTAGTAAGAAGGCTAGTGAAAATCATATATCGAGTACACCATTTAAAATTGGTGGTGTTGATCATTTCTTTGGAGATATACCTATTGAAGGTTCTTCTAATAGAACTGTAACTGTCTTTAAGTCGACTTCTACTGGTAATCAAATCGTGATTAACGATGCTGGATTAATTGATATGGGAACTGGTGTGATCACTTTAAACAATTTTGTACCTGATGATACAACAGATATCCGAATTAACATCACACCAAATTCATTAGATGTTGCTCCAAAACGAAATCAAATTATTAATATAGAATCATCAAGAATTCTTGTAAGTGGATCAGTAGATAAGATTGCATACTCTGGTCCTTCTGGCACTATTGATTATTCAACTACTCCTAGGACGAGATAAGCGATGGCTCAACAAAGTTTAAAAAATCTAAACTCGTATTCTCGTGGTTATATAGAAGACTTTAGATCTAAAAGACAATTTGATAATACATTCAAAGGTGTTGTTAAAACAGCAGTAAACGATAATACTTTAATTGTCTTTAAGCAAGCTGTACGACGAGCAGCACCAAAATTAAAACCTGGCCAAGTACTAGTACCCGAAGTGGGTTTTCAAGTATCATGCGAATTAGATGGAGTAATTGTCGGTGTTCCTAAGATACTTAATATACAAGTTATTAATGGTAATACTCATATCACACTTGATATTAAGCAGACAATACCTGCAGATACTACTTTAGTTTTAAGCGATCATAATTCTGGTTTAAGCAAATATGAATTAACTGGTAATACTCTTAATAGATCAAAAGAAAATGTACGTACTAATGAGCTTATTCCAAGTGAGCTATTATCGTATACGCAAAGTGGAAGTACCGGTGGTGTAAAAACATTCCTTGATTCATATTATAATTTTATGAATACTGAGCAATTTGTATATCGCCAAATTGACACGTTTGAAGATATAGTTATTAATGGCATAGCTACATTTAGAATCCCTAATCCAAAGGGAAGTGATAATAGATTTTTTAGTGAAACTTCAGCAAAGAGTGCAAAATATTATAATGAAAAAGGTGAGCTTTTAGTAGTTGGCGATGCCAGTATTGACAGCAGTGATATGGACATTAATGTAGATAATATTCAAATATCAAACCTAGATAACTTACCAAGCAATACAGCATTTGATCAAAACAGTGGTAGAACTTTATCGATATATCATTTGCCAACAAAATTAAACGGCCAGAAAATAAAACTTGAAATACAAGTTCAGTATTACGTAGGCCCTAATCCTTCTTATAGATTAAACACTCTAGAGGATGCATTAAATATTAATGAAAATGAAGAAATTTTCCTTGATATGATGCAGAAGGAAATAGCTCCAGCAATCAATAAAGATATTAAAGTAAATAAAAGAGCTTTATATCAAAGATTAATCGATTTCTATAAAATGAAAGGATCAACTGATTCGATTAATACTTTCTTTAAATTATTCTTTCAAGATGAAGAGATCAATTTATCTTATCCATGGGATAGTACATTAAAACCATCGATGGGTAATTACGATACTCAATCAACAAAAGCACCAACATACGAAAGACAAGCTGGATTAATTACAGCAAGTGATGGAGCGGATAATGATTTATTTGGCGCATCAGTTTCAATTGAATCGACTCAAGACTTAATGGCTGTTGGCGCTCCAGGAAATGATTTAGATAAAGGTGCGGTCTATGTATATAATACATCCAATGATGGAAAAACATTTGCAGCTGATGCTCTAGGTAATAATCCAGTTGATGGAAAAATAGTAAGTCCAAATGCTGCAGCTGGCGATGATTTTGGTTCAGTTGTATCGCTATCAGATAATTTAATTGCCATATCTAATCCAGACGACCAAGCTTGGTCTGGTGGTACCGCAGCTAATAGTGGTTCTGTTGAGATCTGGGAAAGAGTTTTAACTGCTGCAGGTAACCCTAATGTTTTTACTTGGATTTATAAAGCTGTATTGGTTGGATCAACAGCTGGATCAAATTTTGGTATTGATATAAGTTTAAATAAAGGAACATTGTGTATTGCAGTTCCTGGCCATGTCAATCCTGATCGATCTAATGGAGCTGTGTATGTATATAAATCTAACGGATCTATTGATTGGACTTTGTCACAAGTTATTCCTACACCTCTTAGTCTAAATGGAGAGGCTGAGGGCTGGCCTTCGAAGGTTGTTCTAAACGATGATTATATAGTTACTGGTTGGTCTGCTTATAATCAGAATGCAGGTTCAATGAGTGTATTTGGACGGTCACGTACAACAGGATTATTTGAAGAAGAAACGACAAAAGCAAATACAGTCTTTGGTCAGGAACTCGGAGCATCAGTTGATATTGATTCAGATGGTACGTTACTTCCTACAGTAGCAGCAGGATCAACGGGTACTCGAGAAGTTCAAATTTTTCAAAGAAGCACTTCAGAAACAATAGGTACTAGTTGGAATTTAGCTACAGTATTAGTTGGTTCTCAAAATGAAGCAAGTGATGAATTTGGTTCTCATGTAAGAGTTTATAGTGATAATGTTTTTGTTGGTGCACCAGCTTCTGGTGGAGTAAATGAGTTAAACCCTATCACTAATTCTGGTTTAATATATCACTTTGAATATAGTAATAATAGTTGGTTTGAAGCTGAAACGTATAACGATGCTGAAGATGATATTTTAGCTCAAAATAAATTTGGTACATCATTTGATATTACTCGAGATGCAAATTCTCAGTTCCTATTAGCAGGTGTTCCTGGTCCAGCTACAGGCGGTACATTCCATGGCCATGTTACAAGTTTTACACGAGAGCTTTTAGTTGGTAAATATTTAAATAACGAAGGATTCTTATCAGATAGCCAAAAAATACAAGATTCTAATTTTTATCAAAAGTTTTCATATGTAATTAAAGCGGGTCAAAATTTATCGAAGTGGGAAGATACATATAATAAATTAGTACATCCCGCAGGATTTAAATACTTTGGTGAAATATTACTCGTATTAAAAGGTACTCGAGACGTATTAGGAGATGATACAAAAAGAACTACTGTTCAAGAATCTGTACTAGATGAAGAAACAGGATTATCTTCTATTAAAAATCGTACAATATTTACTTATGGTAGATCTAAAGATTTTAGAAGAACAATGTCTTCAATGCCAGGTATACAAAGTATTAGAGGTGGTTACATTGGTAATGAAGATCTTGGATTACTTATTGAATTATATGCTGCATTCTTTTCTCCATTTGGTGATGCTAAGGCAAATAAAAATGCTAAGCTAAGTGTATCTTCTACAGTCGATGGTTCTATAGCTGGTGTGCGTATTATAGACCCAGGTGCTGGGTACTTAATTGCGCCCACTATAACAGGTATCACTGAAGGAACAGGCGCGTCTATTCAAACTACGATAGATCAATTTGGTAGTATTAATAATGTTATATTAGCAGGTACTTTGTCTTCTGTAGAATCAACTGCTGCTTCACAAACAACTTTTACTTTTGATAACGATACTGCTGATAGCGATCGTGATGCTGCAGTATATGATAATCTTGTTGTAACTGGTGGAAGTGGATCTGGAGCTAAGGTTAAGATTACAGTTGATGCTAACAAAAAGGTTTCGAAAATACAAGGCGTAAGTGGTCATTTAGGAACAGGTTATCAGGTAGGTGATACACTTACAGTAGCATCAGGATCATTAGAAAGTAGTGGAACAGATTCAGATGCGTTTTCTTTCTCTGTTGCAAAAATCATAAATGGTACTGGATATACGAATAATTCAGGAATAACAACTCAGCCTTTAAGTGCTGTTACTGGTAGTGGTGTTGCAACAGCTATAGGCAAAATAACAAATAGTACAGAGTTAACTCTTGGAACTAATGCATTAATAGTAGGTGCATATTATAAGATTAAAGATAAGGGTAATGCAACTGACGAAAATATTAATTCGATTACTGATAACGATTTTGATAAATCCGGTGCAACTGCAACATCTTCATTTTGGAAAAATGGTGATATATTTAAAGCGAGTCATGCTGGTAATGCAAGTCCTGTCAATTTATCAACTACAGCAAAAGTAGTTGAGTTTGCAACTGGTATACAATTTAGTTCTTTTGCTAATAAGAAATATAAAAATAGACCAATCATTACAATTGGTGAACCAAACAGATTAGCATCAGATGGCACACCATTCTCAACGAATGTACAAGCTACAGCTGTTATGGTATTAAATACTGAAATAGCAATTGATAATACTGATAGGTTAACTGTAGGTGATAGATATACTATAGTAGATCTTGGTAATGCATCTGGCAATGATTTTAATTCAATATCAACTACAGTTAAAACCCAATGGCTTGTTGGTGATACATTCATAGCATCTAATAGAGGAAGCGGGCTTGATGCATCAACGACAGCATTTGTAGTCCCTTATGATTCGGCTGGTAAAATAAGCGAATTTAGAATTTTAAATCCAGGATTAGGCTATGTAACAGATCCAGATGTTAATGTAAAAGTTGGCTCAGAAAGATTTAAAGTTCCAGATGTTATACCAATTAAGATTGTAACAAATGGAAACGAAATACAATCAATTGAATCATTTGGATCTGTACGTACATCAAAGGTTAAAACCTCTATAAATAGAACTAATGATTACTTTAGTAGAAAGGACTATAGTCGTAAAGCAATATTAGGTACAAAAAAATATCACGGCGAATATACTATAGAGCAATTTACTTCTCTTTCTATAGAAAATGTTGGAGAAAGTGATATAAATATCAATAACGTTAACACACAATTTTTAATAACAGAAGATAGAAACACGTAGGATAATAATTATGGCCGCCATAGTAACAAATAATTTTAGATCTTTAAATGCTAAAAACTTCATGGAAGATGTAAGAGCAGAATTAAGCAATGTATATATTGGAGTAGGTAAGTCGACAGCTTGGCAGGACGAAACTCCTGTTACAACAGATTACACTGACTCAACTCCTACTAAACCTGCAGATACTATTGATCATATTAACCAAGCTCGAGCAAATATGATTGGTATGAAGTTACTTGATGACTCTGATGTATCCCACGTTGCTCCAAGATATGACTGGGAAGCAGGTAAAGTTTTTGTTCCATGGGATTCTCGTAATCCAGATATTTACGAAGAACAATTTTATTGTTTAACTCCTGATTTTAAAGTATATAAATGTATTGATGTTCCTCCAAATGGCGCAGGTGTTTCTGATGTACCAGTAAGCACAAGTGCTTCAGTTTTTGGTACAGCCGATGGATATCGTTGGAAATATATGTATACAATTATTGCAGCTGACTCTGAAAAGTTTTTGACTCGATCATATATGCCAGTTAAAACTCTTACAACTAGTACTACTGGCCAAGTAGCTGTTGGTATTGCAGGTGTAAACACATTCACATTAGATGATGAGAATCCTGATATACTTGTTGGACAAATTATTACAGCTGTAGCCAATAGTGCAGCTACACCGAATGTTACAGCAAATACAGTTGTAACAGATGTAAGTGGTAAGACAATAACAGCCTCTGCATCGATTCCTGCTCTTGCTGCTGGAAATACTGTTACCTTTGGAAATTTTTTATCAACTAATCCTTTAAGAGCTCAACAATTATCTCAATTAAATAGTGCAGCTGCATCAGAGGTTGGTGGTATTGAAAGAATCGTTATTACAGATGGCGGTAGTAATTTTGGCACGAATTTAGCTAACATTGCAGCTAAGTTAAAAATTGTTGGTGATGGTTCTAATGGTGCTATTACTTCAGCCACAGTAGATGGTCAAGCATCTATACAAGTAACGAACGGTACAATTACTCGAATTATTCCAACTACATCTGGACAAGATTATTCATTAGCAGAAATTGCTCTTCGAACTGACTTAGCACCAACAAACGCTACTGGTCTTAAGGCATATCCAGTTATTGCTCCAGCAGCTGGCCATGGTACAGATCCTGTTACAGAACTTGGTGGTTTTTATATTGGATTAAATACTCAAATCAGTGGTATTGATGATGTTGATATTGCGAACAACCAAGATTTTAGACAGATCTCTATTATTAAAAATCCTACAGTAGCAGGTAAAGTGGAATCAACTTCAGCAGCTGCAGCTCGAGGAAGTAATAGAGGAACATTTAGATCTACTAAGTTCTTAACAGTAGCTGCCGATGCTACATCAGTAGCTGGTTTAAATGAAATAATTAATCTACTTACTTCAGGGGCCGATGTATTTATTGAGTCACAAAATGAAAACGCTACATCTAAAAAGATTCCTGGAGCATACGTTGTAAATGCAGTCAATGATGGTAGTGGTAAATTTATATACTATGTGCAGGATAGTAATACAGGCTATGAAAGCTTTACTGCAACAGATGTTTTAAATTATTAAAGTGAAGCTGCTTTGACTGATTCAACTAATGCATTAACATTAACTGCATCAAATGGAACTACAGATTATAAAAAAGGATCTGGTGAAGTATTATTCTTAGAGAACCGAGCTGCTATTCAAAGAAGTAGCACACAAATTGAAGACGTAAAATTAATCCTTGAATTTTAAGAGAACAAAAAAATGGCGATTACTAAAGTAAAAAATATATTTTCAACGTATACGTTTGATGATGTAACAGAATCTAAGAATTATCATAGAGTATTATTTAAACCCGGAGTTTCAGTACAAGCTCGTGAGTTAACTGAAATGCAAAGTCAGTTACAGAGACAAATTGATTATCATGGTCAATATTCTTTTGCTGAAGGTTCTCGAGTTATAGGCGGTGAGCTAGCTTTAAATGTTGAGTATGATTATGTTAAAGTTGAAAGTAGCTATGTGCTAGCTAATGGTAATGCTAATCCAGCAAGCTCGTTTATAAACACGATAGCTACAACTGCCGGTGCTAAATTGACTAGCACTAGTGGTGTTGAAGCAGAAGTTATTCAGATTATAACCGAATCAGGAGTTGATCAAGCTGATAATACAAAAACTGGTATTTTAGATTCAGGGTTTACTTCTGACCCTCTTACAATATATGTAAAATATATAAAAGGTAGTGGAAGTACTAGCTCTAACCAATTTGTTCCAGGTGAAGTACTTACTTCAAGCACTAATGCCGCTCACACATTAATGGTTGGTGAAGGAACAGATACAAACTTAAATGCTGCTGGTACTCAAGCATCAACTATTACAAATGCTATTGGTAAAGGTTCAAAGATTACAATTAACGAAGGTGTTTACTTTTTATCAGGTAACTTTGTATATGTAGCAGCTGATAGTATTATTTTAGAAAAATATGATAGTACACCAAGTAATATTATAGGTTTAAGTGTTACTGAATCGATTGCAACATCAGTTCAAGACACGAGTCTTGTTGATAATGCCACTGGCTATCCTAATTTATCAGCGCCAGGTGCTGATCGATATAAGATTGCAACACAACTTATTAAAGAGCCTCTTGCAAGTCCTAATAGTATATACACAAAATATATTACTTTATTAGAAGTCGAAAATGGAATAATTAGAAGAGATGTTGCACCTGCTGCTGAAGTTGATACTGGTCTTACTCGTCGTTTAGCTGAAAGAACAAATGAAGAATCTGGTAATTATTCTTTAAAGCCATTTGTATTAGATATAAAAGAGCATTTAAATACTGGCACTAATCAGGGTTATCGTACAGCTGGAGCAAATGGTGGTAGTGCAGATAAATATGTTGTTGGAATAGAACCTAATATTTCGTATGTAAATGGTTATAGAACTGAAAATGTTTCGACTGAATATGTTGAAGTTGATAAGCCTCGAGAAACTTCAACAGCTCCCTTTGATTTTTCTGTTAAAAATGCTGTTACAAGTAGTTTACCATTAGGTAACTATGTAAGAGTTAGAATCGGTGGAACTGGTTATACGGGAGGTGACGCGCTAGGTTTACCTGATATTACTAATTTTAGTGAATTAGCTTTAAGTGATAGTAGTGCAATGAATGGCAATGATCCAGTAGCTTTAGTTGATAATATTTCTATGACGCATGATAGTGCAGGGGCTCATGCTGGAACATACTATGTATCACAAGGCGTGGGTGGTGTAACTGGCGCAAACGGTACTGGTGCTAAATTTAAAATTATGATCGATGACGCGAGCAACGTTACAATTGAAGTAACTAATGGCGGCAATAATTATAATGTAAATAGTACATTTATGGTTCCAGGTGCCACTTTTAATAATGGTACGACCTCTACAAATAACTTAACATTTGATGTTGCTCAACTAGGTCATGGGCGTGCAAGATGCCGAGCAGTTACAGTTGAAAGCGATGAGATATTAAGATTATATCTATTCGATTATGTAGTTACCTCAGGGTCATTTGGACAAATTGATACTGTCACACAATTAAATACTGTAACTGGTGGTGCTGCTAATAATGTCTTTACAGCTAAATTTGTAACTCAAATTGGCGCTGCTCCTGGTAAGAAATATGATACACAAAATAATTCTGCAGTATGGAGATTACCATATAATGGTATTAAAGATGCTGAAGCTTCTACTAAACCTATTTACTATATTCAAAAACGTGTATATATTGATGATGCTGGCGCTGATAATACAACTACTATTACCGGTGTATTTGCTGGAGATGAAACTTTAGTATCAACAACTGGTGTACCTATCTCTATTGGGTCAGGTGCGGGGTCTCCATTAGTCAATAAGAACGATGCAACAGCTGAAAAGTCAGGTACAGATTTAGTAATTAATCATGGCGATATTGTAGATAACCGTAGTGTTTGCGCAATCGTCACAATATCAAAAACTGGTGCAACTAGTCATAAAAAGATAAAAACATTTACACAAGCGACTGGAACTTATTACTATGATGGCATAAACCCATTATTTTTAGACGCATATGATATATACAGACTTAAGTCTATTAAACTTGATGACGCAAATGGTGCTGTTGTTACAAGTAAATTTCAATTAGATAATGGTCAACGACCAAACTACTATGATGAGGGACGATTAATTCCAATTGAAACTGTGAGAGCTGGTGAATTATACGTAGAGTTTGATCATTATACTCATGGTGATGGAGAATACTTTAATAGAAATTCATATCCTGCAGATGATGCTTCTACAGGTCACTATTTAAAAGATGTACCTACTCTTAGATTAAGTAATGGTGATGAAGTAGATTTAAAAGATTGTATTGACTTTAGACCAACTAAGGCTACTCTTACTGGTTATTCAAATAATTATGGGAGTATTAATAATAGCGCATTTCATTCTTCAAATACAACAAAAGCTGTTAATGCTCCAGCAGTAAGTCCAGCATCTCCGTTTATAATGGATGCTGAGATCTGGTTACCTAGGATTGATAAGTTAGTATTAGCTCGTGATGGTAAATATAGTGTATTAAAAGGTGTTGCATCTGAAACACCAGTACCGCCTGAAGATCCAGCAGATTCTATGGTAGTAGGAAATCTTAGAATTAAACCATTTGTATATGATGCTAAAAGCGATGTGATACCTAGTTTAAATCAATATAAGCGATATACGATGAAGCACATTGGCGAATTAGATAAAAGAATTAAAAAGCTTGAATACTATACGTCTTTAAGTCTTATGGAACAACAAACTTTTAATATATCTTTAAACGAAGTTACAACTGGTACTACTGGCGGTGGCGGTAATTTTACAAATACAATTGAACGATTTAAAAATGGTATTTTTACTGATCAATTTAAAGGTCACGCTCAAGGTAATGTAGAACATCCAAGTTATCATTGTGCTGTTGACAGCGAACATAGTGTTGTGCGTCCTATGTTTGATGAAAGAAATGTAAACTTAGTAAGAGCACCTGGCGATACTGGCGTTGTTCAAAATAGATCAATTTATACTTTACCATACACTTCTGTAGTTTATGCACAGCAAGAATATGCAACGGAAACAGAATTTATTAATCCATATAATATGTTTACATGGATTGGTACAGTTCGTCTATCACCCGATAGCGATGAATGGAAAGATGTAGATCATCGACCTGATGTACTTATTAACGATGATAGTCAATTTGATCAAATGGTTGGAATGATTCAAGAATCTGGCATTCTAGGTACAGTATGGAACGAATGGGAAACTGATTGGACTGGCGTTGATCGCGATATACAGGATTTTTCTGTTAACGGATTTCCTGGAACTGCAGTGTCACGAGACCGAGGTAACTGGACACAGCCTGGCTGGCAAACTGGTACTATTGAAACAGTTACAACAACTACTGGACAATCAAGAACTGGATTAAATAGTTCAATACGAGAAGATGTTGTTACAACAGAAACAGGTGATAAAGTTATACAAACAAACTTTATTCCATTTATTAGATCAAGGGAAATATTCTTTAGAGCAGAAATGCTTAAGCCTAATACTCGACTTTATGCATTTTTTAATGACGTTGATGTTACCGGTTATTGTGGTGAAAAGAGTTTCGTTGAATTTACAGATCAAATTAATGTTGTAGAACATACCGATAAAACTGCTCATGATGCAGCAACTGCTCTCGTAACAGATGATGCAGGTATCATTGAAGGCTCATTTTATATTCCTAATAACGAAGCATTAAGATTTAGAGCAGGCGAAAGAGTATTTAGATTAACAGACTCTTCTACAAATAATTTACCATCTTCAGAGACAAATGCTGAAACAATTTATCGCGCGCAAGGTTTGCTTGATGTAGTACAAAATACCATTACAAGTACTAAGGTCGCAACAGTTGTTACAGGCGAAGTTAATGAAGACCGAGTATTAACTGATCGAAATATAAATGATAACACTACAGTAACATGGTTTGACCCATTAGCGCAATCTATATTAATTACTGAAAAAGGTGGCATATTTGTTACAGAACTTGATATATTCTTAAATGCAGCTGATACATCCATTCCAATAAATGTATCAATCAGAGAAATGGTAAATGGTTATCCAACTCAAAGAATTGTACCTGGAACTGAAACAATTTTATATCCAAGTCCTAATAATGCTTCAAGCATTAATTCAGATCAATTAGTCATAGGTAAACGATATAAAATCAAAGTAACCGGCGGCCAAGATTTTACTACAGTGGGTGCAATTAATAGTGATGTTGGAACAGTATTTAGAGCAACTGCAACTACTACTGGTTCAAGTGCTGGTAAAGTTGATGATGTGAATGTCATTTATACTGGCTCTGGAAGTTCAATGTTAACTGATGATGGATCAGTTGCAACTACTGCAGTTTTTGCAAACCCAGTATTTTTATCACAAGATGCAGAATATGCTATTGTATTAATATCTAACTCAGATGCTTATAAAGTATTTGTTGCTAGAAGTGGTTCAAGTGAAGGTGACTTTGATCTGATTACCGGTAATCAGGTTAGAGGTCAACCATACGGTGGTTCATTCTTTATGTCTCAGAATGCTTCAACTTGGACAGCCGATCAAGAAAGAGATCTTAAATTTACTTTAAAGAAAGCTCAATTTAGTTCAAGTGCTAATATCAAGTTTGTAAATGATCAAATTCCAGTTAAAAAATTACCAGTTGATCCGTTCTTTATATGTACTGCTTCTACATCATCTTCTGCTGTTATTAGAGTATCACATCGCGATCATGGTATGATGGAAGGAAGTAGTGTAACAATTAGTGGATCACCTGCATTAACTGGAATTACAGCAGGTAATATTAATAAAACTCATACAATTAGTGATGTTGAAATTGACTCATATTGTATTACAACAACTGCAGCAAGCCAACCTACTGAAAATAGCTATGGCGGTGGATCTGTAGTTAATGCAACTGAAAATATGACAATTGATGTATTAGTGCCGTATGCTGAAATGTTAAATTTACCTGATACTTCTATATCAGCTACGTTTGATTCATTTAGCGGAAGATCTCAAGACGGTCCTACTAGTCAAGGTATATTTACTAGAGAACCTGTAAGCAGACCATTAACAATTAACAGAAATCATTATTTAGATTCTCCTATTGTTATTGCGTCAACAACTGAACACGCTCAAAGTACAGGAAATATAGCAAATATCACATTAAATGAAGGAGTCAATCTTACAGCTGCAAACAAGTCATTTGGATTAACGATTAACTTTTCAACAACAAATCCTAATTTAACACCAATGCTTGATGGAGATCGTGCTTCACTATTTTGTATCTCAAATAGAACTAATCATGTAGTTACTGCTACTGAAAAGGGTAGCACAAAATATAATAAAGCTACGCATGGAAGAAATTATATAGCTGATACTGCAGCAAAAGGTAATAGTAATCTTAATAATTATATTACAAGAGAAATTACTTTAGCAAACGAAGCAACCCATCTTAACTTTTATGCTGATGTATTTAAGCCAATTGGGTCTGATATCTTATTATACTTTAAGGTACAAACAGCAGGAGATGATGTGGAGTTTGATGATTTACCATGGACGTTATTAGAACCTACTTCTCCAATTCTTGCCGATGATACTTCGTTTGGTGAAGTTGAATACGGTGTAAAATTATCGGATATAGAAAATATAACCGATGTCTTTACATCTTTTGCGTTTAAAGTTGTAATGGTAACAACTAATAGCTCACGTGTTCCAATGTTTTCTAATGTTAGAGCGATTGCAAGTACTTAATATATGAATAATATAACAATAAAGAATAATGTATCACTAGCCCGCGATTTAACGTCTGGAGCTGTTATAAATACTAATGACAGTTTATATCAAAAACGGTTAAATGAGATAAAAGCTTTAGAGCAACAAAAAATTAAAGATGATCAATTTGATTCTGAGTTTAATGCTCTTAAAGACGATGTAAACGAAATAAAAACTTTGTTAAAAACCCTATTAGCGAGTAATGAATAATGGCCCGAGAAAAAGAAACACAAGTAAATAAAAGTAGTAGCTTTGAAGAATGGAGACAGGCAACGAACGAAACATCATTAGATCTTGGTGCTGTTGCTGGTAAAGCTAGTTATACATATTCTGAATTATCGTCGGGTTCTCCTACTGTTATCGATAACTTAGATGCTGACACACGTATTGCAGATGCTTATAAGACTGTCACAGGTCTTGCAAATCAGCAATATGTAAGAGACCATTCGTCAACTGGATTAAAGCTTGATTATATTGGAGATACGTTTGTCGACAATACTCAAGGATATATTATTCTTAAAGATAGTGTTGTTTCAGATTCAGCTGCTAATGGTACTGGTAGCGGTAATTTTATAAATGCTGCTGGCTTTATTACACTAAAAGAAGGTGATACAATAAAACAGTATCTTGGTAATAATAACGGTGGGACAGAACAATTTAAAGCTCAAATTGTATCAGTTTCTGAAAGAAAAATATTAATAAGAAATATAGAAGCTACTGCGTCTTTTGATCCATTATTAAATATATACACAAACGCAGGTAGCGTTGCCTTTGTAAATTCAACATATATTAAAGAACTTGTTGTAGAATCTTATAAGAAAACATCTGCTCGAGTTTATGTAACTCGTAATTATACATTTTCACCCTCAGCCACTGATGCAACAAATAATCGTATCACACTGACGCCAAGTCAATATAAATCTATTAGAGATGGGGATCAAGTAACTTATGTTGCTCCAGCATCTAATCATTTAACTGGAACTGCTAACGCAACAGCAGTATACTACGTTAAAAAAATTAGTGATACTGCAGGACATATTGAACTTTATGCCGCAGCTGGATTAACTGGATCTGCCCAGACTATAAATTCTAATTCCACTTCCATTAATCATACATTAATTGGTAACAGGACAGCATTAGAACAAGGTATGGTATATGATGGATTTCATGTTCCACCACATGTTGCATATGCAACTCATTCATTAACCGCGGCAAATATAGCTAGCACTAGCTCAAATGCAAATTCTGCTTGGATTGAGAATCAGATTGTTTACCAAGGGAACTCTGATACTGATTTTACGTTTAAAGCGACATTACTACGACTTACTCCAGAGGGTACAGGTGCTGATACTTCAGGTATTGCTGGTTCAGGGACAACTACTGGTTTAATTATATTTAAAAATATTTTAGGTGGAACATTTAACCCAGCGGCCGAGCTAAAAATTCCAGCTGGATCTTTTGGTGGTGGAATTTCATTTCCAGATATCGCAAATGGTATCGGTAGTGGCGCTGCTGCAGCAAATACATTTAGTGCATTAACATTTACTGATGCGAATGTTGGCCAAATGATTGAGTTTAATACTGAAGGTGTTGTTGGTGATGATATTAAAATCTACCACGGTAGTGCAGTCGATGCGATTTTAGAAGTACAAGATGATGTTGGTAATATTGCAGATCTTGGTACAGTTAATAAAAATGATGTGGTTCAATCAATCAATGAATTAGAAACTGCGATTAGAGGTACTAGTGCTGCATTAGTATCGGCCGACCTTGCTTCAACTACTAATCGTCCTGCATTTACTGCAGTCGATCTTGTTGGTGCAGTAATCGAGCATGAAACAGATTTATACGGTACAGGAACCCAAACATTAAGTTCACTTAATACCAACGATACTGATTCTTTCGTTGATGCAATTAACGAATTAGAGCTTGGCATTCGTGGTACGGTTAACAAACTCATCGGTGAGAATGATGCTGCTGGTGGTTTATTATATCATTCTAGTAATAACCCTAAGGGTATGACTGCTAATAATTTATTGGCTGGCTTACTTGAACACGAAAAAGATTTATTCGGCGATGATACAACCACAGGTGGTAAAAAATCTCTAACAGATTTAGGTACTAACGATCAAACTTCTATTGTATTAGCAATCAATGAATTAGAAACAGCAATTCGAGGTAGTGACGGTACTTTAGTTGGTACTGATTTAGGTGCTACTGTAACAAATTATGATAGAGTAGGAACTAATTTAACAGATCTTCTTGAAGAAATTCATCATGATGTTGGTAATACTTCAAATGCAAATTTAGGTGAATTAAATACTCCAGACGTAGACAATGTTCCTACAGTAGGTACAGCGGCCGCTACGACAAATACTATAACATTTGCGAGTGGTGGTACTACAGGTATTGTAATAGGAATGTTTGTTACTGGTTCAGGAAACTTACCAGATAATGCAAGAGTTATTGCTATCAATCCTGGTGCGAATACGATTACATTATCAGGACCGATTAAAACTGGTGGTATTGCCGCTGCAGTTAACCTTTCGTTTAAAGTCGAAGATATTACAACGAAGGTTAAAGGTCTTGATACTGCGATGGGTGCAGTGACTGCTACGAATATGGGTACAACTGCAAGTACTCTTACAACTGCTATCAGAGAACACAATGATGAATTATATTCAAGTGGTGTTTCATTTACCGGTTTAGCTGCAAGTAACTTCCAAGATGCAATTGAAGAATTAAGAGTTGATATTGGTGATGTTGGTAATAGTGGTGCAGAATTAACAGGTAGCGTATTTAATGCTAGTACTGATGATTTAAAGAAAGCTGTATTAGCACTTGGTGTTGCAGCTACAGGTACAACTGAATTTGATACGGCCTTTCATGCAAGTAATAGCGGTAGTTTAGCATTCCGGGACGGATATAGCGCAACAAACTTACACGAAGGTATTACACAAATTCAAAATTACTTAGGTGATGTTAGTACTTTAAGTACTGACGCATTTACACCTGTCACATCAGTAAATCATCTAACAACTGCAGCGAGTGCTGCTAGTACATCAATCACAGTAAATACTACTCCAGTCGCAGATTCTGCTGTTAATAGTGGAACATATAGCAAAGTTGATGTTGGTTATGTTGTTACTTTAATTACAGATGCTGGTGGCAACGATGCTGTTGTTCCTGCTAATACTATAGTCATTAAGAAAAATGCGAATGGTAATTTAATATTAAGTAACGCGGTAACTCTTTCAGTTGGTGATACACTAAAACTTTCAGAACCTGAGAATAGTTTTGGGTTCAATGATGACAATGTAGTTTCTGTTTTATTAGAACTTAAAGCAGCTTTGGTTGGTGGTACTGCGGATTTATCAGATAAGATTGCAACTCTTGATGATTCAGATGGCGATGCTACAGACTTTGATTCGACTAATATCGTAGATGCAATTCGTAAGACACAAGATCATCTTGGGCGACGAACCGCAATTAGTTCTCCTATTAATGCAGCTAATGAGGGAACATTTAATAGCGATACGTATACAAATGCAATTAATAGCATATTAACTGTTATTGGTTCAGAAAATATTAGTGGCATTCATGGAAGTAGTCATACACTAACTCATACTATCAAGAAATTACATGATGAGCTTGGTGATGTT